GCCTGTGCACAGGCTTGTCGAGCCTGGTACTACGGTGGGCCTAAGCCCACGGGTAGGCTTCTAGTGTTCGAGGAGAAGATGCCTGCTATGTTGGCTTCCTACATAGCTAGGGCACTTCCCCCCGCTCCAAAGGACAAGCAAGGGTTGGAGGATCTGCTGTCAAGATTGACATCAGAGCCCAACCCAGAGCCTGCCTATTGGAGACCTTTCCTTAAATCGTATGTTTCGAGATGGGGCACGCCTTCGGGCCCCAGAGAACTCTTTACGATGCCTTCTGCTAACGCGGCCTTGGGATTCCCAAGGTCCGTAGGAGGGCACGTAACCGGAGTCCAACACCTAGTGTTGCTCGGATATGCGATTAAGAAGACTCGCAGCAGAGCAGGGCACCCTACCATTGGTATGGACCCTGACGGCTCTTACCTGGAGCTTCTCAGTGATGCCCTTCACCCCTCTTCAAATAAAGGGGGTGTGGATGGGCTAGAGAAACTCTTCAGGCAGCCGTGGGATGAGCTGGAAAAACAGCTCCCCGGATGCGGCGAGTTTCTGCAGGACTACCTGAAGATAGCGGTCGAGTACGTCATGGAAAACATTACGTATGTCCCTATCTTGCCGATAGTTGCAGAAGAGAAGGGTTTGAAGACAAGGTTTCCTACCTGTTCATTAACAGCAGTGAACCTTGTTCAACAAATACTTCGTCGAGTCGCGGACCATGTTATGATTCGCGACCCGAGATTTTCGGAGGCGTTAGGAGGTGACCTCAGGATGGATATGAGGGGCGAGGATGGTCCTTGGGATTCCCAGGACGCTACCGCGGCCACCGATTACCACCCTGAGTGGCTCACCAGAGGGTTCTATGAAGAACTAGCAGATCGCTACTCTTCTTTGGCACCGTACAGACGTTGGTTTTCCAAGCTGTTTGGTCCTAAGAAGATCCTCACGTGTGACCCGACTCTTTGCGAGCCGGTCTCACTCCTTACGCACTACCCGAAGGCTCCATTGCTTGACGACCTCCCCGCGGAAATGTTCCACGGGGTCAGGGTCAAGAAGATGGGGCCAGGCTTAACAGGTCTGGGCCACGCCGAAGACATTCTCCTTTATTGGAATGACTGGCTTGACGACCTGAATGGCCTACCGGGTACGATTACAACCACGGGGCAGATGATGGGAGATCCCACATCTTTCCCCCCCCTTATGTTGGTTACTCTGTGTTCCGCAGAGCAGACACTTGAGGTTTACCCCTACACTCCAAAGGAGCGTAGGAGATGGTATCGTGGTTTGAATCGTACCGATGCCAAACTGAGAGGAATCGGTGATGACGCCGTCCTCGCACGTTGGACCAGGGCTCGGCGAACTTTGTATTATACAAAGTTGGAAGAGCTTTCCGTGAAAGTTTCATGGAAAAAGTGCTTCTACCATCCGTCGAGGGGTATCATTGCTGAAATCCCTCTTCAGAACGGTTTCGAAGTTCCTTTCTGGCCTACGTCAGTTTTGGTGGCACCTCCTGGAGGAAGTAAGGGTCACGTAACGTGGGTTTCACAACCCACCGCCTTTGGCGGTGACCCGTCACGCCCAACCAGGAGGATACCCAAGTTCTTTTGGAAGTTATCCCCGTATTATTATACGTGGATGCTTGCACAACGACTTGGGTTGCCTTTGGGCGCACCAGAAGCCTATGGCGGAATTGGCCTTGCCATTTCCCCCAAAAGGGCTTCTCTGCGCCACGTACAATGGCTGTCCTACCTTTCACAACGTCCTAAAGAGGAGTTGATCATTGGTCTAGGACTTGCCCCTCTCGG